GACACAGCCTAAACGATTTGAAATCAAAGTTCCAGATGGTATCTACTGGAGTGACATACGTACTGATATCGTGGCAGCAGAAGCACTAGATAGAATAACCACTGCAACAATTTCCATACCATATGCCAAGTTTCCTTGGTATTATGGTAATGTAGCACCAGCCAGTGATGAAAGTTATACCGTTCGCTGCATACAATTTCCTGAGTGGGTTATTTTTGCTCGCAACCAAGTCAGTTGGAGCGGTGCTTTTGTGTTTCAAGAGGTGTTGTAATGGCAGTGCTTGATCTTAACAGCACCTATGCCATACAGACACACCTGTTTGTAAAGATTACTTTATCAGACAGCACAGTATTATTGTTCAGTGATAGGATTACAGCCACAACCATTGACGGCAGCACCTACACTGGACTTGGTAAACTATTAGCAGTCAGCGGCAGCAACAGTGAAATCCGCAGCAGTGGTCAGGACCTCACCATCAGCATCAGTGGTGTGCCAAACTCAAGTATCACTGACATACTGGCTGCAAATATCAAAGGCAGTCCTGTGGTCATACTTAGAGGTTTATACAATGCCACTAACGACACTTTCTTAAGCAGTCTTGCTGGCAATCCTATCATAAGATTCAGTGGTTACATCAACAACATTGGCTATGAAGAAGACTACGACATTGACAACAGAATCAGTTCCAACACAGTGGTGTTTAGCTGTGCCAGCAATGTTGATGTGTTAGAAAACAAAATAGCCAGTAGAAAAACCAACAGTGAAAGCCACAAGAAGTTCTTTCCTACAGATGTCAGCATGGATCGCGTGTCCGCACTAGAAAACAGTTTCTTTGACTTTGGAGCTAGACTATGAGTTTCTTAGATGATGTGGTTGACTTTGGTTCCAAGATATACAACAGTGTCAGCAGTTCAAACATTGCATCCAGCATAGCCAAAACTGCGGCACTGGGATTCCTTGTCAATCAAGTCAGCAGCAGTGTAAACAAGAAAAGCAGTTTGCCTCAGGCATCGCAGACTTCACAACCAGATAGATCAGTACGTGAGCAGATGAGTCCAGACACCAATCACAGCATACCTGTGGTCTATGGCACTGGCTATCTCAAAGGCATTATCACAGATGCTGTGATGAGCAATGACAACAAGACCATGACCTACTGCATAACCATCTGTGAAAAAACAGGCATCAAACTTTCAGACAGTGCTGATAGTGTGATCACATTTGACAAGATCTATCTCAACAGTAACGAAGTTCAATTCAACAATGACGGACTCACAGTTCTAAGCACCACTGATGAGGACGGCAACACAGACAACACCATGAATGGACTCATACGCATTTACTGCTTTAACAATGGCGGTAGTTCACCAGTAGCACCTGTGGGATACACAAATGGTTCTTTGGGATATGCTGCCAGCGTGTTCCCAGGATGGACAGCCAATCACACCATGACCAGCACAGTGTTTGCCATTGTGGTTGTTGAATACAACAAAGAAAAAAACATCACCAGCCTTGGCGAATTGGAATTTAAACTAACAAATTCTATGACTTTGCCAGGTGATGTGCTAAATGACTACATGAAATCCACACGATACGGTGCGGGACTAACAGATCAGGAGATTTACAGCGCATGAACAGCCTAACAGAATTAAATGGATTTGTCAATGGATTTTCATTGCCTTACACTGATGTGAGACTGCCAAATATTATATTTGATAGACCAAATCCAGTAAATCAAACACAGAGTGTGGACAAAGGTTTTACCATTACAGGCAGCGTAGGCATTGACATTGTAGAAATATTAAATGCGCCATTGAGTCTACCTAGTTATACCATAAATGTCAGCGGATTAGCTTCAGCAACAGTGTCTTACGCAAGTCTGCCAGCAGGCGTCACAGTTACTGAAACCGCAGCAGGTAATTATGTAATTAATGGATTTCAAGACAAGGCCACTTGGGATCTTATCAAATCACCTACCATTGATTTTGACGATAACTTTGTTGGCACATTTTCTTACACTTCAATATTGACATACAATGGTCCATCTGGATTTGTTTCAAAGACTTGGACCACAGCAGTCACAGTGAACAATGTGGTGTTTCTAACAGAACCCACGCAATTCATCTATGATCTCAGTGCTGTAAGTGCTATCACAGGCGTGCCATTATTAGGTAATCTTGATGCTGCTTATCCAGGAGTTACTTTTACTGTGGTTATAACACCAAGTAGTATTCTCAGTGTGAATACATTTACAACCACAGGCACAGGTGGATCATTCTCTGTTAATTCATCTACCAAAGTCATAACTATCTCAGGAACGAGAACACAGGTCAACAGTCGCATAACTGGGTTGAGAATAGATGCCAATGCCACAGCTGTGGATTTTGCGTTGACCTTTGCAGTATCTAACAGTCTTAATGGCACAACAGATTCGCGCAGTCAAACTCTAATATCACAGGGACTAAGTGTGTTAGGTGCTGTAACAATACCTCAAATATACTACAATGAAGACACTGCTTTTTTATTAACAGGCTTTGCGCTGATCACAGACGTAGGGTTTGATGGTACTGGCACATATGTTTATACCATAACACCCAGCACCGCAAGTGCTATACTTACCATGAGTGTTACAGGCTCAGGTGGCACTGTATCATTCAACAATTCCACTAAGGTGTTAACAATACAAGGCACACGATCACAAGTAAATGCTAGACTACCTTTGATCACAGTGACACCCGCTGTGGACTTTCAGAGTAATTTTACTTTTGGTTATTCAGTGGTTTCGCCAACTGCAGGCACAGCTACCAAAATACAAATTGTAAACATTGGAAGTTTTGACACTGAAGTAATAAACATGAATGCAAACCGCAATTTCTTAGCAAATAATGGTAATTCTATATTTTCTACAAACACTCCTCAGATCAGCGACTTAGATGCTACAGACCCAACGTATACTGTGGTATTTCAAAGCAATGACGGTGTGTTCACACAGGCCAGTACATTATCACCATATGTAGAAAGTGTGTTTGCAAATCCTTTGTCAATATCTGGCACAAAAACTTTTGTTAATGCTAGATTCAGCAGTGTAAAATTTTACCCAACATCAGGTTTCAGCGGTAACACTTCATTGACTTACACGCAACTTAAAAACAGCGTTCAGCAAATATCTCAGTCAGTGGGTTTAATAGGAAGTGCAAGTAATTACCTAGATGAAAGAACTGTAGATTTTATTTCAACAACCAATTTCACTCCTAGTCAACAAGATGTGCGTTATGGTAAAATTGGCAAGATATTGTTGGTTGGTGGCGGTGGTGGTGGATCAGGTGGCGGAGGCGGTGGAGGTGAAGTGATTTATTCAGAAACACCTATTGCTCTTGTGGCACAAAATTACACAATTACCGTAGGCACAGGGGGTTCAGCTGGTAACAGCAATCTAGTTTCCGCTGGAGGAACTGCAGGCGGAAACGGAGCAAGCACTGTGGCATTTGGTTTAACTGCCAGAGGTGGCGGTGGTGGAACTGCACTTGTTAGTGTTCCAACTCCACCAAATAATACCAGTCAGGTGTTATCGCAGCCAAATGGTGCCAATGGTGGTTATAGTTTTAACAGTGCTGGCACACAAATTGCTGGCGGCAATAGCGGTGCCGCCTCTGGTCTAGTTGGAGGATTTTTACACATATATTATGCTGGCGGCGGAGGCATGGGAACTATAGGTTCAGATATTGTTGTTTTAAGAAGTGAAGCAGATATTGCACAATATGGTGGCACACGTAGCATCAATGCAGGCACACAGGGAAACTTTTTACCGCAATCCAATCCAGGACATGGCGCAGTTGGAAGACAAACTGCTGATTTTGCTAATCCACAACAATATGGAAATATATATCCAACCACATATAGTTATGGATTTGGGGGAGGCGGTGGAGTATGGGTTCAAGGTGGTCAAACATCTTCCATAGGATTAGGAGGTTATCTTACTACTACTAATGATCTTGATTCTGTGTTAGCAACAGCTGCCCATCTTTGGAAAGTAAATAGGCCAAATTACACGCCAGTGGGCACAGACAATGGACAAATCACTAATGCAAACTATGTGGTAAATGGTGTAAGACAACCTAGTGTAGCAGGTGGTGGTGGCGGAGGTGGTGTGCTAACTAATAATTCAGCAGGTCCCCCAGGCACAGGCGGTGATGGTGTTGTAAGAATAAAAATTGTTACAAAATAATAGGATTTAAAACATGCCAACACTAACTGCTCCTTTAAAAATCAACGGTGTGATTAGCACAGATAAAACTGTGTTGCAGAATCTCAATGATATCTGCAATGCCTGTGGTGCATTCTTGACCTTTGACATCAGCCAAGGCAAATGGGCTGTGGTCATAAACACCACTGGTTCTAGTATCAAAAGCTACAGTGATTCAAACATCATTGGTGCCATCACAGTCAGTGAGACTGGTGTCAACGAATTATACAACAGTGCTACCTTTGAATTTCCACACAAGAGTCTAAGAGATCAAACTGATTTTGTAGAAGTTGTAATACCATCAGGCGACAGACTGCCCAACGAAATTGAAAATCCCCTGCAGTTACAGAGTCAGTTGATCAATGATCCTGTACAGGCTCAATACATTGCTGGCATAGAACTTAAACAAAAACGCCTAAACAAAATAATTCAATTTACCACGGACTATACCAGTCTTGGTCTAAAGGCAGGTGATCTCATTGATGTGACTGCTGCCATGTATGGGTTTACTTCAAAGGTATTTCGCGTTACCAAAATAGAAGAAGTAGATGATGATGTGATTGGCATCAACATCACTGGCATGGAATACGATGCCAATGTCTACAGTACCGCTGGTTTGGTATTCAATGAAAGAACCAAAAAAACAGGCATCTTACTACGACAGCAGAATGATGTGATAAAAGAGTTAGATGATGCCAATGTGGCTGGCAGCATTGGTAGAATGATTGCTGCCAATGTAGGTTTAGGTATTGCCAACAACTTGCTGAACAAACTATTTGGACGTAGACAGATAGGCACTGATGCCAATGGCAATCCTATATATTCAAGACAGACCAAACCCGCTGACACTTCTGCTGAAGAATTAGATAAACTGTTAGCCACTGCAAAAAAACCAGCACTAACTACAATTAGTGACGGTGGCACACTCTGTGAAGGATTCTCAAAGACCATCACAGTTGGGCATAGTTGTGATCCAGGTTGTTTATTTGAGATTCCTGCATTTAATTATGCATACACTATAACTGGTATATCAGCTGGTGATATCAACATACCACTAACTGGTAATGTATTGGTTACAAACGGCAGTGGTGCTTTGACATTTACTGCTACAAATGATGCCACAGCAGAAGGCAGCGGCACAGGCATTGAAACTGCCACTGTGACCATAGGCGGCTTATCTACCACAGTGGCAATCTATGATCAGGTTGATTTTACTTATGCTGTTTCAGCCAACACAGCCAGCATTACAGAAGGCGGCAGTGTAACTATAACTTTAACTGCCACAGGCACTAAAGCCACAGCCAGTGTGCCTTATACCATAAGCGGTAGTGCAACTGCTAAAGTCAGTACACCACTAAGTGGCAATATTGCAACCAGTGGCGGCACTGGCACATTAGTAATTAATACCAATGCATCACCTAATAGTTTTACTGGCACTCAAGGATTAACAATATCTATAGATCCTGCTCAAAATAATCCTTGTGTATCAGCTACAGTTTCTGTAACCGTATTAGATACACTTGCAGTATCAACAAATGTTCAATATGTAAAAGTGCCAGCAATTTGGAACGGTCAATATGATAGCAGCAATGTATTAGTTGGGTTGACTGTGAAAAAATATGTTTGGTTGCCTGTGCCACTTGGAGGTGAGACCACAGTGAATGTTCCAACTGCTGTAAGTGTGACTAGAGGGTCGCCATCAACAATATCTATTACAGCTACTACACCAGTTGCTGCCAGCAGTTATAATGTAGGTGGATATGCTGTTAGATTAATCACGGCGTTTGATAGTATAAGCACTGGAAATTTAATCACAGGCACCGTATCTACCTTTCACGGATATGATGATGGTGTTGTTCCTCTAGTATTATAATCTTTTATCTGCTTTTTTCAGTGATTTTTGAGGTTTCATATAAATACATTGGGAGCAGTGCTCCCAACAGACAACCATATGTTGTCTGCATAGACAACATATCACAAAGGAGACCCTCATGTCCGCAGCATCAAATTTTTTAGAAAACAAAGTATTAGATCACGTTCTACGTTATTCCACAGCACCATACACAGCACCATCTACTCTGTACTTGGCTCTGTTCACAAACACCAGCACCAACGCCGCAGCTAACCTAGAAGCAGGCACATTGACAGACGAAGTAACAACTTCTAGTTCTGCCTATGCTCGTAAGGCAGTGACATTTGCAGCCGCTTCAAGTGGTTCAAGTGCAACCAACGCCACAGTGACATTTGATGCCGCTACTGCAAGTTGGGGCACAGTCACACACATCGCTATCATGGACGGTGCAACAGCAGGTGCAGGCAATGTCCTGTTCTACGGTGCAGTTACAACTTCCAAGCTGATAGAATCTGGCGACACTTTCCAAGTAAGTTCTGGTAATTTAACAGTATCTTTAGCCTAATAGGCTCGTAGAGGGTGTTAGTGGTCTAGCACCCTCTTTTTACTTACAAGGAGAGTTTTAATGGCTAAGCCAACAATTGTCACTAGAGCAGGTAAAGGCTCAGCATTAACTTTCGTTGAAGGTGACGCAAACTTTACCAACTTACAAAATGCTACCATATCAGTAGCAGGTGATTCAGGCACCACACAGAGCTTGGATCTCAATGACACCATAACAATTTCAGGTGGCACTGGTCTTTCATCAGCAATGACCACTGACACAGTTACACTTAATTTAGACAACACCGCAGTCACAGCAGGTAGTTATACATATTCTAGTATTACTGTTGATGCACAAGGTCGCTTAACATCAGCAGCCAATGGTACAGCACCAGTAACAGCCGTAAGTGGTGGCACTGGTATTAGTTCATCAGGCGGCACTACCCCAGCTTTATCATTAGACAATACTGCTGTCTCAGCAGGATCATATACTTTTTCTAGTATAACAGTTGATGCACAAGGTCGTATCACAGCCGCATCAAGCGGCACACCTAGTGTAGCTATCAGCACAGGAGTTACAGGACTTGGTACAGGAGTTGCCACATTCTTAGGCACACCGTCAAGTGCTAATCTTATCTCAGCAGTCACAGATGAAACAGGCACAGGCAATCTAGTGTTTGCTACATCACCTACATTGGTTACTCCAGTGTTAGGCACACCCTCAAGTGGCAATTTGTCAAACTGCACAGCAGATGGCACCAATGGTGTAGGCTTTAGAAGCATACCTTCAGCAGGTGCTGAAAAGTCTAGT